CAACACGAGCGCGGTGACCGCGGCGTCCGCCAACGCCTGATCGGCGCGAACTCAGCCCCGGCGCGCCGCGCGCCGGGCTTATCGAGGCCTCAAGCAATGTCCAACGTTTCAGTCAACCGCATCACCAACTGCAATGTGTATGTCGACGGCACGGGCCTGCTCGGACGCGCCGAAGAGGTCGAGATACCCAAGCCCCGGCATCGCATGGTCGACCACAAGGGACTCGGCATGGCGGGCACGGCGGAGTTCTGGGCCGGTGTGGATAAGCTCGAGGCCAAAATCCGCTGGGCGTCGATCTATCCCGAAGCTGAGGCGGTGCTCAACAGCCCATTCCAGTCGCACTACTTTCAGATTCGCGGCAACCTGCAGACCTACACTTCGCAGGGACTCACCCAGGAGCAGCCGCTGGTGTATCTGATGACAGGAGTGTTCAAGGATGCCGGCGCCATGGCTTTCAAGTTGCACGAAGGAGTGGATACCATGTCGCTGGTCTCGGTATATCACTCTGAACTATATATCGGCGCGACCCAGCTGTTTCTAATCGACGTGCTGGCGAATATCTACGTTGTCAACGGAGTCGATCAGCTCGCGGCCTTCCGCGCCAACCTGGGCGGCTAAGCGATCTCTGTTCGCTCCGCCTGCGCAACCGCCACGCGATCCGAGCCGAACCAGTTAAAGGGATAATCCAATGCACTCCGACCTGAAGACGCTCACGCTGCCCTCGAACAAAATCGCGACAATCCGCAGCGGCAAAGGACGCGACCTGATGCGCGCGCAGCGCGCGGCCGGGGATAACCCCGATGAGACGGCGGTACTGTTCGCGCTGATCGCGGAGCTCGCGGAGATCGACGGCGCCAGGATCGTGTACGAAGACGTGCTCGAGATGGACCTCAACGACGTCGCGGTTCTCCAGTCGGAGGTAATGGACGCAAATTTTACGCAACCGGCGGCGGAGTCCCCGGCGCCGGAACTCTCGCGGGACTAGTCCACTTTGGCTTCGATGCGATCGCACTGACCCAGATGGATCTTGACGACATTGGATTCTGGCTCGGCGCCGTCAACGAATACAACAGAGTGGCTCAGTAGCTATTTTCGCGGGTTGATACGAAGCGGCGAGTTGATAATTGGAACAGTTCAACGCCACGGCGGCGCCCGCGCACAGTGACTGACAACGTGAGTATGATATCAAGCAAACCCATCTCGCGAGCATCGCAAATAGGAACTTATCCGTTGGTCGGTAATATTACCACGCGCATCAAGAGAGTGGCCGCGAGCCTGAGGCCACGGGGCTTGCCCACTGGCGAATCTCTCGGGGCGGCGCGGCGAATGGTACGTGCAACCCTGTCCTCGCGGCCCGCTCGGATAGCGGGTAACTCAGATGGCGATTGGTTAGCATTATCAATACCGGCGGTGTCACATCCACTATATCGACGTGCCGGCGTTTCATTAGGTGAGGATCGGACTGAGTATTCGGGAGGAGGAAGAATCGGGGGTGAATGGGCAGATCGGTTGTCCCCAGGCCCCGTGAGAACCCGCAATGCTTTGACGGCCCGACGACGCCTCGACCGTACGCCCGGAGAAGTTGAGCGGCTGGGCGCGATAAGCGACGGGATCCGCCCGAGCGCGAACCTGCTGAGAGCGTCTGCCAATCTTCCGATCGCTTATAGATCGGCGGCGTCGCATGATCAGGAGAACCGGCCGCGACTCGCCAGGGTGACGATTGGACAGACAGGCAATAGCTATTCGGCGTTGCGCAGGCCCTCTAAGACACCGCTCGCTGATAAGGCGCAGACCGGGACGGGCGATCGCCCGCGGCCAATCGCGGCTATCGCTGCGCCGCGCCAGCTTGACGCGACCCGCGTCGACCGGCCCGCTGAGCCGAACTCGCCGAGCGGTAAGCGCCGCGGCGACTTTTCGTCTACGGGCGCGCCAGCGCGGCACTCCCGTAGTGGCGTGCTCGCGACCGCCGCGCCGGGTCTGAGCCGAATAGACGCGCAGTTGACGCAGCCAAAATCGATAGCCGGGCTCTCCCGGGAACGACTCCAACCTGGATTGAATGACTCGCGCTTGTTCCGCCGGCTTCTGCCGTCCGACCGCGAGGTGTCGAGGACGGCGCGGCGCGACGCGACTTCTCCGCCATTAACAATGGCCGCGCGCGCAGGAATCGTCCGCGCGCACGTGAATCCGGCTCAGGCTCAAGTCTCCGGGACGGCGACGCACCTCGCCAGCGCGGGGAACCTGGGCGGCGGCGCGTCCTTGGTGACGAACAGGCATCACCGTCTTACGGGCGGCGACGTTTACCCGCCGACAAGCATCGCGCGGCCGTTGGCGCCGCCCGCTCCAATGTCGCAGCCGCCGCTAATGAAAGCGAAACGACGGACAGACGCCAGCATGACTTCGCCAATAGTAGTCAACTACTCGCCGCAGTTTACTATCAATTCAGTACCTCGCAACGAGCACAGCCATATCGAGCGAAACGTGCGAAACATCCTGACCCGGCATTCGCGCTCTCTCGTAGACGAACTGAGACGGGAACTGGGCGAGCGCGAACGCGCGAGTTTTGAGAATCGGCCGGGATTGTCAGAGCTGCTGGCGGAACTGTAGCGAAAGCGGAGAACCATAGAGATGTTTGCGCTATACGGCGACGTTCCATTTGAGCTCATCGGCTCTCCGGAGTCCTTCGTTTCGACTCTGCGCTTCGACTACGCGGAACATCCGCTGGTCGAGAGCAAGCCGCTACTTCAGTGGGTGGGGGACGGCCTCGAGCGATTGGAACTCGAAATGCTGTTTCACGCGTCGTTCACCAATCCGACGCTTCAGCTCGACGCCCTGATAGCCGCCGCCGAGGACCATCTGGCGCGGCCGCTGGTCTTCGGCAACGGGGAGTTTTTGGGCTTCTTCGTGACGACCGAACTCGCCTCGGAAGCAGTTCAACATGCCGCGGACGGGACGGCGCTCGCAATACGGGTGCGAGCTGTGCTGTGCGAATGGGCGTTCGGCGCGGAACTAAGTTCGGCGCTGGCGCAGCCGCCGTCGCCGCCGCTGGCGCTGTCCTCGGTCAGTCCTCCATTGCCGGGCGCGAGCGCGATTTCCTCGACTCCATTTCCGGCCGCGGCCGCCGGACCGATCATGATCTTCTCCGACGTCCTGGCTACATCGATAGTCAGGTCTGCGTAACCGGGCCAGGTACCTGTTTTTCCGGCAGCTTAGAATGGCGAACCCGCAATACATTCAGCATACCACCATTTCCGGCGAGCGATGGGACCTGCTTGCCTGGGAATATTACGGCGATCCGACTTACTACAGCGTAATCATCATGGCAAATCCAGAGATTCCGATTGAGCCGGTATTCGAGGCCGGGCTGATTATCGATGTGCCGATCCTACAAAGAAGCAATGTGCTGGCGAGCGATCTGCCGCCCTGGAAGACGGCGGGGCCGCCGAGTTCGGTGGCCTGAGTGGCAATGAAGGCTTTTGTAAAACTTTGGCGGTTGATTGCGGGACGCCACGAGCGATGCCGCAAATGCCGGAGGCGCGCGCTGGATCCCGTGCGTTACTGCCGGGGCGCCATGCGCGCCTGTGCGCATCGCGTGCGCGGCGGCGAGCATCTTTTCCGGCAGTGCCGGGCATGCGGCTTTTGTTTCAACCTGCCATGCCGCGATGCGATGCGCGCACGGCGATGCGCGTCGGCCCTGCGCCTTGTGACACCGCGGGCGGGCCGCGGCACCACGAAAGCAGGATAGGCGGCAATGGCGGCGGAAATTACGTTACCGGTCAGAGTACCGAACTGGGTAATCACGTACCAGGGAGTGAATATCACGGCTGACATCTCACAGATGATACGCCGGATTACTCATACCGACAGGCTGGGCGGCGTGGCCTGCAGGCTCGAGGTGGGCCTGGAGGACCGCGGCCAGCTTTGGCAGGGGCCCTGGTATCCGAGTCTGGGTGATCAGCTCAACTTGATGATCGGATATGAGGGTGGCGAGCTGCTGCCGTGCGGCGACTTCCAGGTTGATGACCTCGTACTGGAGGGGACGCCGGATCTGTTTCACCTGCGGTGCATCTCGGCGTTCGTTACGCCGGCGATGCGGACGGCGAACTCGATTGGTTACGAGAATCAGACGCTGACGCAGATTGCGGCTGCGATCGCCGCGAAGTATGGACTGACGGTGGTCGGCGCGCCCGATCAGATCAACGTGGTATTCGAGCGGGTTACGCAGAAGCGGGAGACCGACCTTTCGTTTCTGCGCCGGCTCGCCAACGAGCACGGTTACGATTTTACGATCCGAGGCACGCAACTGGTCTTCTATTCGCGCGCGGCGCTCGAGGCGAGCGCGCCAGTCTGGACGATCGTCCGTTCGAGCGAGCTGGAATTTAGGTTTCGGAATCGCACCCGGCTAATTTACAAGGCGGCGCAGGTCGCTTACCAGAGTGCGCCGGCTAAGCAGCTTATAGTGCAGATGGCGGCCGCGGCGACACCGGCTCCGACCGGCGACACGCTGAAGCTGGTGCGCCGATGCGAGAACGGACAGCAGGCGGCGCTGAAGGCGCAGGCGGCACTGGAGCTCTACAACAGGTCGTTTGTCGAGGCGGAGTTCGTGATGCCGGGGACCACGCTACTGGTCGCGGGCAACGCAGTCAGCGTCGCGGGCTGGGGGGCGTTTGACGGGACTTATCTGATCGAGCGCGCAATTCATCGACTGGAACGATCTGGAACGAGGACCGCAACCCTCGGGCGGCCTTCGGCGCATCCGGCCGAGGCTCTTCATATTCCCGGATACACGACCGAGATTACAGCGAGGCGGGTTGGCTCGTAGTGGCGAGCTATCCGGCGCGAGTATCCGAACTGGCGCGCGCGGCGCGCATCGCAGGTTCAAGGTAAGAGGAAGATGAATCAGACAATAGTCAGTGCGAGCAACATGCAACGGATTTCAGCGCTCATGAATTTTGCGACAGGGCCAGGAGGAACGGATTGCGCGATGCTTCGCGGAACGCATCGCGCGACGATCCGTGATGCGCGCGGGCGCGTGGCGGCGCGGGTGGCGGCCCGCAACATGGTCACGACCGCGGGCGTGAACTACGCGCTGGGCGCGGGGTTCGCCGGGCAGGCGCCGATCACCTCGTGGTACGTCGGCATGATCGTCGAGAACCGCCATGTCGGCGACGGCGCGATGACGGCGGGAGCGGCGACGCTGACCTCGGCGACGGCGGCCTTCGCGGCGGGCGACGCGGGCCGGCAAGTGACGGTTTTTGGCGCGGGTGCGGCGGGAGCGAGCCTGGTCACGACAATCGTTGCGGTGGTCAACGCGACGACCGCGACGATGGCGGCCAACGCAGGCACGACCGTCAGCGGCGCGATCGTATCGATCGGTCCCGCCTTCGCCACCGCCGACACCACGAGCGCGCATCCGGGATGGGCCGAGGTCGGAGGCGCGCAGGTTGCGAATGCGACGCGGCCAGCCTGGACACCGGGCGCCGTCAGCGGCGGGTCGGTCGACGATTCGGCCGCACAGGCGGTCTATACGATGGCAGCGGGGCTTGCCGGAATCGTCTACCTTCACGGACTCTTTCTGGTTTCGACCAACGTGCTGGGCGCGGCGACGGGGACGTTATACAGCGAGGCCGAGTTTATCGCGGGGGCGCAGGCGGTGCAGGCGGGCTACCAAGTGAGCGACACCTACACGATTCAACTGATTGCGGGCTGATGAAAATGAGGTTTGCGGTAGTAATCGGAATGAGATTGCTGATTCAACAGTCGAAGCCCGCGGTGAACTGAATGGGGATTGGATTCGTACAGGCGACTTCGGGCCACGCTTCGTCGTCGTCGAGTATCGTGCTGCCGGCGCTGACGGTCGCGGCCGGCAACGCTCTGGTCGCGATCGTCACATGCGGGGGCAGCGCCAGCGAGATCAGCGGAATCCGCGACACGCAGTCGAATGTCTGGAGCAAGGCGGCGGCGGATGCCAATGGCACGACGGTCGAGATCGAGCTTTGGTACGCGCTCAACTGCGCGGGCGGCGCGACGATGGTGACGGTCTCGCTCTCGAGCACGATGAATATCAATGTTGCGGTCGCGGAATGGAGCGGGATGGCAGCGAGCGCGGCGCTCGAGCTTGTGGGCGCGGCGGCGACCGGCAACAGCGCGGCGCCGGCAACGGGCGGAATCACGATTGCGAATGGGGGGGACCTCGTCGTGGGCGGCGCGGGAGAATCGAGCGCTGAGACGGTTTCCTCGGGTCCGAACAACGGGTTCATCCCGATAGTGAATATAGCGCAGGGACCGACGCTGATGGCGGCCTATCTGACGCCGGGCGCGGTAGGCACTTACGCGACCGGATGGACGACCTCGACAGCGCATCCGTGGGTCGGAGTGCTGGCGGCCTTCAAGGCGGCCGCGGGCACGCAGATCAGCGCGGGCGCGGCAAGTGCGGCCGGTGCGAGCGGCGGCGCGGGAGCGGCGATGCAAGCATCGACCGCCGTGGCGGCGGGGCGCGACGCGCAAAGCGGCGTGCGCGCGGCGATGCGCGCGATAACGATATCGGCGAGTGCGGCCAGGGCGAGCGGCGGCGCGCGCGCGGCGATGCGGGCTATCGCCGCGGTGATCAGCGCGGGCGCGTATGCGACGGGCGCGCTGATGGCCGCGGCGACCTGGGTGGCAGGAACAGCCGTGGGAATCAGCGGGAGTGCGGATGCTGCGCGCGATCAGATCGCGGCGGCGGTTGCGGCAGGCGCGACCGCGCCCGGCGCGGCGCTCGCCACGAACGTGAGCATCGCGGCGGCGCTATCGCCGACGCCGGTGGTGGGAATTGGAATTGCGATCGATCTCGCGGACGCGGTCTCGCCGATCGAGGTGAGCCTGGCACTGGCGGTGGCGCCAGTCGACGTGGAACTCACGCAGGTGATGGAGCTTTAGCGATGGCGCTCAGGGTGATTCGAGCCGGCAAGGCAGTGACGCTGCTGTGGAACCTGGCGCAAACGGTACCGCCGCCGCCGGTTACCTTCGATCCGCCGGCGCCGCCGACAGTGACGATATTCGATCCCAGCGGCAACGTGGTGGTGAGCGCTCAGCCGGCGGCGCGGGTGCAGAGCGGGCTCTATGCGTTCACCTTCGTGACGCCGGTCGCGGGGCCGGGCGGGATTTGGAGCGCGTGGATGGATTTGATCGATGCCAACGGCGTGCCGAGCGGCAGCGTGGACGGTACGGACCTGATGAAGGCGACGCCCGCGTTCCAAGTGGTGTGAGGGCGGTGGACATGGGCGAGGAATCGACGTTTCGAGTGGCAATTGTGCAGCAGCAGGATGTGGCCGGCGCGCGGGTGCGGGTTGCGTTTCCCGATCACGACCAGATGCAGAGTTACTGGCTGCCGATCATTTTCCCCAAAACACAGAACGACAAGTCGTACTGGATTCCGGATCTTGGCGAGCAGGTGGTCTGCCTGATGGACCAGCACGACGAGGCCGGCGCGGTGGTGGGAGCGATTTACTCGAGCGCCGATACGCCGCCGGCCGGAATGACGGCCGACAAATGGCACGTCGCGTTCAAGGATGGCGCGAGCTTCGAGTATGACCGGGCGGCGCATGCGCTCGCGATCGCATTACCCAGTGGAGCGACACTGAGTATCGCAGCGGGCGGGGCGGCGATCGCAATCGACGCGAGCGGGAACGTGAAGGTCGTGGCTGCGGGCCAGATTCAACTCGGCGGCGGAACGCTCAAGGGTGTTGCGCGGCTGGGCGATCAGGTCACCTGCCCGGCCGGTCTCGGGACGATCACGAGCGCAAGCGCAAATGTGCAGGCGGACTGAGGAGTCGAGATGAGCGCGGATGCGGTAACCCTGGCGGATATCACGTCGGCCGACTGGTCGCTGATGCTTGACGCGACGGCGGGCGGCGGACCGGGCTCGGGAATTGGGCGCGTGGTGCAGGGTATCGCCGACGTGGATCAATGTATCGGGATCATTCTGACGACGCCGCTCGGCAGCGATCCGCTGCGGCCGACCTTCGGCTGCGACATCTGGCAGTTCGTCGACGCGCCGGTGAATACGGCGGGTCCGGGCGTGGTCAGCGCGGTGACGCAGGCGATCATGCAGTGGGAGCCGCGGGTAACGGTGCTCTCCGTGCAGAGCCAGCCGGTGGCCGATGCGGCTACTCAGCCGGGCGCGCATCTGAGCGTCACGGTTTCGTGGCAGCTCAACCTCGGGGCGGCCTCGGGGCCGCCCGGAGTCACGACCGTGAGCGTGGCCTCGGGCGGATGAGACCTCTCCGGTCCACGGCGGCCAGCGGGCCCCGACGCCGGGCGGGCAAATGAAGCAGGAGTTATAGATGGGAGCCGGAATACCGAATCTGCCGCCGCCAACCTTCGTCAACGACGCCGACGGACTCGATCCGAATCTGATCCTGGCGGACATGATCGCGTCGTTCGAGCAGACCGCCAACCGGATTCTGCAGCCGGCGCAGGTCGAGCGGCTGCTGATCAATCTATACGCTTACCGCGAGTCGCTGGTGCGCAATGCGATCCAGTACGCGGGCCAGCAGAACCTGCTCGCCTTCGCGGTATTCCCGATGATTGACTATCTCGGCCAGCTCCTTGGCGTGACGCGGCTGCCAGCGCAAGGCGCCCTGACAACGCTCCAGTTTACGCTGGCGGGGCCGCTGGCGGTCGCCCACACAATCGCCTCGGGAACCCTGGTCGGCACGCAGGATGGACAGTTCGCCTTCGCGACCGTAGCGGCCCTGACGATTGCGCCCGGCGTGGTGAACGGCACGGTGAACGCCACCTGCACGACCCAGGGCAGCGGGGCGAACGGCTACCTGCCGGGGCAGATCAGCGTGCAATTGAATCCGGACGCGCTGGTCGCGTCGGTGGTGAATACGACGACCAGCGGCGCCGGGGCGAACAGCGAGACCGACAGCCATCTGCGGGCGCGGATCCAGGCGGCGCCGAATCAGTTCAGCGTGGCGGGACCGGCGGGCGCGTACCGGTTCTTCGCGCTGGGCGTGGACCCTTCGATAATCGACGTGCAGGTGATTTCGCCGGCGCCGGGGGTAGTGAACGTCTACACGCTGACCGGGCCGATCACGACGCAGCCGACGCTTTCGCCCAACGCCGCCGGCGTGGCCAATGCGGCACTGCTCTCGCGGGTCGGGGCGGCGCTCGCGGCGGACAACGTGCGGCCGCTGACCGATACGGTCAACGCGCTTGCGGTGGTCGAGGTCGATTACCAGATCGATGCGACGGTGACGCTTTATGCGGACGCGGAGCCGATTTCGACCATGGCGGCGGTCAACGCCGCGGCGCAGCAGTTCGCGATCACGCTGGCCTCGCGGATTCAGCGCGATATCGTGCCGAGCGAAATAATCGCGGCGCTTTCGGTCGCGGGAGTCTATCAGGTGGTGCTGAACGCGCCGCAATACACCCAGCTCAGCGTGGGCCAGTGGGCGAACTGTATCGCGATAACGCTCGGGCAGGCGACCGCGGCGGAGCGGAGCTGATGCGGGCGCGTGGGAAGCGCATGGCGTTGGGGCAAAGCGGCGGCGCGCGGGCGGGCGCGGCGGGACTGGGGGAGTAGCGGATGGCGGAGTTAATCGCGCAGCCTTCGATCAACGATGTGCGCACGCAATCGCTGCTCGTGCTGGTCGACCGGCTGGGCCGCCTCGACCTGACCCCGCTTTTGGTCTATCGGCTGGAGTCGGCGCCCGATTCGGCGTTGATCTTTCTGGCCTGGCAGTTCGACACGCTCGATCCGTCGTGGCAGCTCGCGGGCGCGAGCGCCGTGGGGGCCGAGAGTATCGACGCGCTGACCGATATCGACGTGCTGACCGACATCGACACGCTGCTGTCGCTGTCGGGGACGGCGGGCAGCACGGATTTCGATTCCTGGCGGGCGTTGCTGCAGATTGCGATTCCGCTCCATCGGGTGCGCGGGACGCCCTACGCGATCAAGCAGGCGCTGGGGGCGCTCGGGTGGAGCGGCGTGACGCTGCTCGAGGGGCAGGCGAGCTGGGGCGGAAGCGCGTATCCGGCGAGCCAGGGATGGGCGGTGTTCCGGGTGCAGTGCAATCTGGCCGCGGGGCAGACCGTGGCGAGCGGTGACGCGGCGCGAATAGCGGCCGCGGTCAATTTTTTCAAGCCCGCGCGGGCCTGGCTTGACGAGATCGTTTTCGTCGCAGAGCCGCTTTCGGATTTGGCGCCGGCGCCGGACGATTTCACCGGGACGATCGACGCGGCCGCGGTGCCGACCGATGTCATTGCGCCGACCGCCGAGCCGATCGCCGACCTCTACGGACCGATAAGTCCGCGCCACAACCGTCATTACTATTACGCGGGAATCACTTACGGGGCCGGCGAGCCGGTGGTGGCCGATTCGGGCTTGACCGTCAACGGGACCGCGGTATCGGCGAAGGGTTGATGCGCGGGCGGGCGCAGGCGCTCAAGGGCGCGGCGCGAGCGAGTAATCTTCGAGTAATCTTCAATGTCAGGAGAGACCATGATCAAATCGAGACCGGCGGGAATCGTAAGGCTCTTCGAGCGGGGCCGGCTCTTATGGGAGAGCCGCAACCTGTTCGTCAACTCGGGACTGCCGGCGCTGGCGAGCCTGCTCGCGGGCGCCACGGCGGGCGAGTTCGCCGCGGCAGTGGGATTCGGATCGGGCGCGACGGCGCCGACGGTGAACGACACCGACCTTACATCGGCGCCGAAATACTACAATGCGGTTGGATCGTACAGTTTTCCGTCGCCGGGGAGCGTGCAGTTCAACTATCTGCTGGCGCCGACGGCCGACTACGCAGCGAGTGGGATAACGATTCTCGAAATGGGGCTTTACGCAAACCTGGCGGCGGTGGCGCTGCCGGCCGCGGTCGGCACCGGCAATCCGGGATGGACGGCGAATCTGGCCGAGGCGGTGGGAAATCTGATTGTCGATTCGAACGGCAATATCCAGCGCTGCACGACGGCGGGGACGAGCGGGACGGCGGCGCCGGCGTGGGCGGCTTCGATCGGAGCGATAACCAACGACGGATCGGTGCGCTGGACGCTCGCTGCGACGCATACGGCGCCGGGGCCGATGCTGGCGCACGCGCTGGTACCGTCCTTTATTTACAATGGATCGGCGGCCTACCAGGGCACGTGGACCTTCACGTTCTGATGGATCGCCGCGCGGAATATTTACCCCCTCTACCAATGACGGGAGAGGGTTGGGATAAGGGTCGAAATTATTTTAGACGGTCCGTCACCAGGCGCTTCGCGCCGTCCTCTTCCGCCCGGGCGAGGATCGGACAGCAGTAGCGGGGGCACTGAGAAAAGTGGCTATACTTATCGACAATCCGGAATTCACGGCAAACGAAATCTACGAGATTCAGCAGACCGACCCGGTGGAGGGCGCGGCGGCGGGCGCGAGCTTTGGCGGCATCGGCGTGAGCAACGAGCCGCATCAGCAGCTCGCGAATCGCACCGCTTTGCTGCGTAATCAGCAGCTCGCGGATATGGCCGCGATCGCGGCGGCGGCGGCGACGCTGGCCGAGTTCACCGGGTCGCTTCAGACCAACGGCTACATTCGGATCCCGATCGCCGACGTGAGTCGAGGGGCGGCGGTCGCGATTATCCAATGGGGCTACTTTGCACTGGCGCAGGACGTGATCACGGGCGGCGATCCGCAGTTCACGGTGCGCTGGCCAATAGCGTTTCCCAACGGGATTCTGGCGCCGCCGCTGGCGACCAACGTCTATTACCAGACCGGTGGCGCCAACACCGCCGCCTCGGTGATCTCATATAGCGCGACCGGCGCGACTTTCGTGCTCGATGTGCCGGGGAAATTGATCCTCACATATAACGAGACTGGCGAGATCAGTAACGGGTTCTCGTGGCTGGCGATCGGGTTTTGAGAAGAAAGATGATCATGAGATTGTTTCAAAGGTCCCTCGCCCTCTCCCGACGCCGGGAGAGGGAACAATCCGGCTCCGCGCCGCATTCCGCGCCTCTCGCTGCGGCGGTTGCGCTCGCGATCATGATGTTCGCGTCCGCGCCAGGCGCACACGCGCAATATCAGCAGATTCCGAATTTCACCGGGATCGGCGCGGGCTACAATTTCCGCCAGGCGATCAACGCGCGGCTGGGCGGGGCGGCGGCGATCGCGCCGCAGATAGTATCGAGTCCGATCGCGAATTTGCCGCCGGAACAGGATGGGCTGCTGGTGTGGTGCCGCGACTGTGTCAAGACGACGCCGTGTGCCGGGGGCGGCGGGGGGGCGTGGGCGCTGGGTGCGCGCGGGGTCTGGTCGTGCAGCGGCGGAGCGCTCGAGGAGGACCTGAACGCCAATGGGCACAATCTGCTCGACGCGGCGAGCGTGAACGCGGAGAACGCGGGCGACATCAATCCGCGCGAGTCGCTGGTGGCCGGGCTGGGCCTGCGGATGAGCAACGGCACGGCGGCGCAGTACACGGTTATCGACGAGAATGCGAACGTGACGGCCCATGTCAACGGCGTGATCAACGTCAAAGCGCCGCCGTACAATGCCACCGGCAACGGCACCACCGACGACTGGAACGCGATTCAGACGGCGATCTACGGGTCGTGCGGCGCGACGCCGCCGGCGCAGCCCTCCAACGCCTCGAACCGGCCGTCTATCTACCTGCCCTATACGGCGGCCTGCTATTCGATTTCGCAGCCGCTCCATGTCACCTGTGGAAACCTCAAAATCTACGGTCCGAATGGTGATGGTGGTGGTGGAGCAGCTATCTGTGCACAGTTCTCCGGCCCGGCAATTCAGTATCAATACTATGCGGCGAATACTCAGCCGCTGGTCTCGAACGTCACTGCGTCGTGGCAGGCGTCGCACGCCTACACCTTTCAGCCGGGCACTGTCAGTGAGATCAGAGACTCGAACGGCAATCTCGAAATGGCGACGGTGAGCGGGACGAGCGGTGCGACTCAGCCTGCATGGCCGCTGACGCAAGGAACGCTCACGACTGACGGCACGGTGACCTGGGCGCTGACGGTGGTCGGCGGTTCGCTGGCCACGGGCGCCGGATCGGCGCTCGACAATCAGATCAACGGCGGCAACGGGGGACTTAGCGGCCCGATCGTCAATATGAGCTACGAGCCGGCGACGCGGCTCACGGGCTTGACGGCGTTCACCGCCGAGGCGTTCGTCGAAATCGCGCAGACCACGACCAACGGCGGCGGCGGCCAGCTTGGACAATTCGTCGGATCAATTCCGATGGCTCCTTCCTCTGCTGGCGCAAATACCGGCGCATTTGAACTCGGCGCGACCAATCCGTCCGGGGGGCATAGCTATGGCTACTGCGAGATGAATACGGGTGGAACCGTGCACACGCTCACTGGCGTCACTCCGATGACGCCCTACAGGACGCACTTCGAGGAGTGCAGTTACGATGGTGCGAATATCCGGCTTTTCCTGGACGGAAATCTGGAGACCACGCAAGCCGCCACGGGGACGATTCAGCAGGGGTACTATGAAACCGTTCAGACGACATATCACGGTGGCTATTGGCCGGACCAAAATCTCAGCAGCGGCGGCGGTCCCGAATATGTGGATTCGATTCGGCTGCTGAATGTCGCCGACCATACGGCGAGCTATGCTGCGCCGACCGCAAAACTCAGATCGACCTCGAACACCCTGATTCTGATGAACTTTCCGGCCACGGCGCCGTTCGGCACGATCCAGGCCCAGAGCGGAGTCGGCGGGCCTGCTAATGTTTACTTGCCGTATCAGACCGGCGCCACGCAGATGGGTGGCGATGAGATCGATGCGATCGACTTCTGTCCGGGCAACGTTGGCGGCGGCGGCGGCCTCTATGCCAACTGGATAGTCAACTCGACCTTCA